AAAAACATTCCATGATGATGTAGATAATCGTGTTCAGATCGATTATAGAGAGGATAATTTAGATCCTGAATATGATTATGAACTTATTCAAGGTGCTAAATACTGGAACACAGTTCTAGGTAAATTCACAGGCCATTTAAAAGCACATGGAGTGCTAAAATAATTAGATAAAAATGGAGACTAGACATTACTTTATTAAATTAGCTATAATGGTAATAATAATATTACTAGCATGGGCTGAAACTTTTTTAATTAAACCACATTGGCTGATAATAAGATGACAGAAAAAAAATTACAAAAAGGTTCGCAGTACGAACATTTAGATATTGATAATAATGGAATCATTACAGATGGCGAAATGGCTATTGCTCAAAAGATGGAGCAACTTCAACATCAAAGAGAAATGAATCAAAACCTTGATAAAATGCAAGATCAACAACGTATGATGGCTTGGGTTGCTATGGGTTCTATGGTTTTATTTGTTGTTGCTATGATGACTCCTTTTATTGATGTAGATAGAGTTAATCAACTTTCAGGTTTTTTAAATACCTTTTTTGTAAGTCAAGCAGCTGTTGTATCTGTATTTATGGGAGCCACAGCTTATAGTAAAAGAAATAATGATTTATCGGTGCAATCGAAATAATAGGTACAAATAATGTATGAGTATCACGTAAAAAAAATTTGTAGAATTATTGATGGTGATACTATTGATGTAGATATTGATTTAGGTTTTAGCTTAACTAAAAAAGAAAGAATAAGATTGGCTGGTATTGATACACCAGAAACAAGAACAAAAGATTATGAAGAAAAAAAACTTGGTGTAGACGCAAAAGAATATTTAGCTATGCGTATGGATGCTTGTGAAAATTTAATTGTAAAAACAGAAAAAGATGGCAAGTATGGTAGAATGTTAGGTTGGTTATTTGATGATGATAATAGAAGTATTAATAGAGATATGGTAGACTTAGGTTACGCTTGGACTTATAGTGGTGGCACTAAAGATAAAAATTTAAAAGAATTAAAAGAAAAAAGAGGATTAGCCATTGACGATAACTAGAAGCCAAATGTCTAAACAAATTTCAAATCCTCCAAACAAAAGGAGAAATAAAAATATGTTAACAAATAGAAGTAAGAGCAAAGTAAGAAAAGTTGTTAAAGGTTTGAAAAAAGCTTCAAAACTTCATGCTGGTCAAGCTAAAACATTAAAAGGTTTATTAAATGGCAAAAAGAAAAGACCCCAAAGTAGGAACAGGAAAAAAACCTAAAGGTACTGGAAGGAGGCTTTATACAGATGAAAATCCTAAAGACACTGTATCGATTAAGTATGCTACCATTGCAGATGCTAGGGCAACTGCTAACAAAGTTAAAAAAATTAATAAGCCATATGCTAGGAAAATTCAAATCCTTACTGTTATGGAGCAAAGAGCCAAAGTATCTGGGAAAGCAAAGCAAGCCCAAATCGCCAAAAAAGCGAAAGAATCTCTTAGGAAAAAGCACAAAAAGAGTTAAGAGATGATTTTAAGTATTGTTAAATCTATAGGTTCTTTAGCTTCATCTTATGTAGATGGTAAGGTTCAAACACAAAAGATAAAAGCAGAGATACAAAAAAAACAACTTACTGGTGAGATTGATTGGGATTTAGAAGCAATAAGGGCTACTCAATCAAGTTGGAAAGACGAATGGTTAACAATTTTGTTAAGTATACCATTCTTGCTGTGCTTCATTTCGGATACTACAAGAGAGATGGCATTTGCTGGTTTTCAAGCACTTGAACAGGCTCCTAGATGGTATACATATAGTTTTGGAGTGGTAATCGCAGCTTCATTTGGAATTAGATCTGCAACTAAATTTTTTGGAGGTAAAAAATAATGGCTGAAAAAAAGAAAAAGGCAACTAAATCTAAAAAGAAAAAGGGTGCTACACCTACAAACCCAGCACTTTACGCTAGAGTCAAAGCAGAAGCAAAAAGAAAATTTAAGGTATATCCTAGTGCTTATGCGAATGGTTGGTTGGTTCGAACTTATAAAAAGCGTGGTGGGGGATATAGATAAATGGCAAAACCAACTGGAGGATTAACTGCTTGGTTTGGTAAAGGATCCAAAGGTGATTGGGTAGATATTGGTGCCCCAAAGAAAAAAGGTAAGTTTCAATCTTGTGGTAGAAAATCAGCTACAAAATCAAAACGAGCTTATCCAAAATGTGTTCCTAGAAGTAAAGCTAGGACAATGACTAAATCTCAAATTAAAAGTGCAGTGACTCGTAAAAGAGCAAAGCCACAAGGCGTTGGAGGGAAGCCAACAAATGTCAGAACAATTGCAAAAAAGAAAAAGAAGGGAACTAAGAAATGACATTTAAATTAAGTCAAAAAAGTTTAGATAGATTAGATGGTGTGCATGATGATCTAATATCTATTGTTAAAGAAGCCATAACACTTAGCAAGGTGGATTTTGGAGTGATTTGTGGCACCCGCACAAAAAGTGAGCAGGCAGCCCTTGTCAAATCTGGGGCATCCAAAACCATGAATAGCCGCCACTTACCACAAGCATCTACAGGGAAAAGTCATGCAGTCGATCTCATGGCTTATGTTGGTTCGAGGGCAAGCTGGGAGTTGAATCTTTATGATGATATTGCAGATGCAATAAAACAAGCCTGTATCAATCAATCAAAACAAGTAACATGGGGTGCTGCTTGGCATCAAAAATTAAATGAATGGAATGGCACTTCAGAAGAGTTAATGAACTCATATATTGATTTAAGGCGTAGCCAAGGTAAAAGACCATTTATAGATGGGCCGCATTTCCAGCTTGAAATTTAATTATGGATTCAATAGTTTTAGCAGAATATCTGCTTAAAGACATACGCCAAAGAAAGAAAGATTTTGCAGAGTCTTTGGTGAATGGTTCGATAGATACGATAGAAAACTATCGGTTTACAGTGGGTCAGGTACGTGGCATGACCTATGTAGAAGATTTAATTATAGCCGCGATGAAAGGCATAGAGCTTGAAAATGAATAAAAAATTATACGTTCCAGACAGAATGGTACCAAAACCTCCAAAAAATGTTTTTAAAATTGAGGAGAACAAAAATTCAGATGATCCTTCTAAAATGGAGAAATCAGCTTTAGAAAGATTACCTCAACCTACTGGCTATAGAATACTAGTCATTCCATATTACATGAAAACCCAAACAAAAGGTGGTGTTTATGTTCCTGATGCAACAAGGGATAGAGAGAGCTTTGCTACTGTCGCTGCTTATGTTGTAAAGTTAGGAGCTTCTGCATATAAAGATGTGGGAAGATTCCCAGATGGAGCATGGTGTAAAGAAAAAGACTGGATTATTATGGGAAGATATGCAGGAAATAGGTTTAAAGTGGAAAATCTTGAAGTTCGTATTATAAATGACGATAATGTTATTGCGAAAATACTTGACCCCACCGATATTTCATATGTATAAAGATAGAGAGGTATAAAAAATGTCAGCAGATATTCAAAAAGAAGATAATAAAGATGTAAGTGATGCAGTTATCGTAGATGCTGTAGTTGAAGAGGATAATTTAAATTCTCAAGAATCCCGAACAATTGTTCAGGAAGATGATAAAGAGGAAAAAGTTGTTGTAAGTGAAAAAGATAATTCTGAAGAGGAACTAGAAACCTACAGTGAAAATGTACAAAAAAGAATTAATCAATTAACTGCTAAAAGAAAACAAGCCATTGAAGAAGCACAAGCTGCTTATCAATATGCTGAACATATGAAAAAAGAAAACGAGCAACTAAAGAATGGATATTCTGCTTTAAATCAGGGATATGTAAATGAGTATGAGAACAGAGTTAAAAGTCAAAGTGCTCAAGCTCAAAAGCTTTACGAAGAAGCGGCAGAGGCTGGTGATTCAAAGAAGCAAGCAGAAATATTAAAAATAATGAGTCAGCTTGGAGTTGAAGAAGAAAGAATAAGACAGCAAAAAGCTAAAATACAGCAACAGAACGTACAAACAAACACACAACAAAATGTACAACAACCTCAAGCTGTTCCACAACAACCACAAGTTCAAGCACCAGATCCAAAAGAAGATAAAAAGCTACAAGCTTGGTTATCAAAAAACTCTTGGTTTAATGTTGATAAAATTATGACTAGAGGTGCTCAAACAATACATGAAGAGTTAATATTGGAAGAAGGTTTTGATCCTACATCAGATGAATATTATTCAGAGATTGATAAAAGGATGAGAAGAGAGTTTCCACACAAGTTTCAGGAGAAGCGAACATCAAACGCCCAAGTCGTTACTCCTGCATCCACAGGTAGATCTGTGAAAAATGGGCGGGTAAAGAAATCGGTGCAATTAACACCGGGGCAAGTGGCTTTTGCTAACAAGATGCGAATACCCTTGGAAAAATACGCTGAAGAAGTGTTAAAAATTGAAAATAGAAAGCAAGCGGGGAGATAAAATGTCTGAAAGAACTTCTAGAGAATTAAAAGATAGAGATAATTCAGAAAGAGTAAAAGAGTGGAGGCCTCCTTCAACTCTTGAAGCTCCTGATCCTCCGATTGGTTATAAACATAGATGGATTAGAGAATCTGTCATGGAATATGATGATAGAAATAATATTCATAAAAAAAGAAGAGAAGGATATGAATTAGTTAAAGCTGAAGAATATCCAGAATTTGACGCACCTGTCATTGATGAAGGTAGAAACGCAGGCGTTATAGGCGTTGGTGGTTTATTATTGGCAAGAATACCTGAAGAGATAGCAGATCAGCGAAATAAACACTATTCAGAGGTGGCTAAAAATCAAATGGAAGCTGTGGATAGGGATTGGATGAGAGAAAATAATCCTAG